CACCACCTGTTCTAGGTAGAAGTGCAATTGACTGATCTGCAGTACCTGCATTAAAGTCAGAACCGTCTAACTTCATTGAGGCAAGCAATTCGTCAGAACCTGCAGTTGATACTGCTTTAGAACCGTTAACAGTTGTGTTAGCGGTGTTAGCATTACCGTGTATTGCAGATTGTTTAAAGCCAGATAGATAACCAAGTACATCTTGGTCAAACTGGTCTGATAGTCTATATGCAGCACGATCTGATGCAAGACTTTGGAAATTGACGTGGCTATGAGCCTCTTCAATATCATCGACCTTAAAAGCAAAGTAGTTAGCTTTGTCAATAGTCAATGAAAAATCTTCATCGTCTAAATCTTGTGGTGTAATAGTTGTACCACGTGCATATGATTTTACGGTGATTTCAGGTTCTTTAATGATTTTAACTGAATCACCCATTTGTGCTATCTCTCCAAAATAATCAGAGTTTGTGATAGCTTCAACAACAGATGCCTTGCGGAAAGCAAGTTGCACCTGTTTGGAATAGATCACTGGGCTAAAATTGCCGTTAGGTAAATTACCGTGACCTGCTGCTGAT